CTTAAAAAATTCTCCGGGGGTTGATTTTTAGAGACCTTTTTACTAGGTGCTCTAGTTGCTTCCGAGCCCCAATGTGCGGATATTTGGGTTTCGGCGTTTTTCCCTCTCCTTTCAACGCTGAAAAGTCGTTCGGAGGCAACTAAAACGCCTAGTAAAGTGGTATATTTTTATATGAAAAGGAGGTATAAAGATTGGCTAAGAAAAAACAAAGTATACCAAAAGAGCAACCAAAGAAAATGAGACCTGCTACTTCACCAGAAGCCAGAGAGAACCAACTTATATCTCTAGCTGTAGACCTGGCAGAAAAGCAACTTATCGAAGGAACTGCCTCTTCTCAAGTAATTACACACTACTTGAAACTAGGTTCAACTAAAGAAAAGATAGAAAGAGAGATATTAGAGAAACAGAAAGAGCTTATAGAAGCTAAAACTGAGAATTTACAGTCAGCTAAACGTATCGAAGAGCTTTACACTAATGCTATAAACGCAATGAAGAACTACAGTGGACAAAATAGTGACGATGACGAAGAAGATGAAGACGATGATTATTAGGACATATACTGAACTAATGAAATTAGCAACATTCGAAGAGCGATACAAGTATCTAAAGTTAGTAGCGAAAGTAGGAGAGGAGACTTTCGGCTTTGAACGATATTTGAATCAGCAATTCTACCATTCACAAGAGTGGAAATCGTTAAGAAGTCAGATAATAGTTAGAGATAACGCCTGTGATCTTGGTATTCCAGGTAGAGAAATGGATAGTAGGATAATAATACACCATATGAATCCTATAACAAAAGACGACCTGATACACCAATCCGACTTTCTACTTAATCCAGAGTACTTAATTTGTACCAGCAAGAAAACACACTCAGCAATACACTACGGAGATGATAAAATGTTGTTTGGCGAGATGGTCGAACGTTCCAAAGATGATACCTGCCCATGGAGGAGGTGATAACAATGAGTGATGAAATACAACACCACGGAATCAAGGGACAAAAATGGGGCGTTAGAAGGTTTCAAAATAAAGACGGTTCATTAACGGCTGCTGGAAAAAAGCGATATCAAGACGAAGAATTAGATGACGGTACTTATATTCTTAAAAAAGGTTCCGAAGTGCATAGGGTTACAGCTAATCCAGAAGGTGAAAAAAAAAGGTAAAGCTTATATTTCATTTATGGATGCTGACGTTAAAGGATATAAGCATGAAATAACAAATTGGATAAAGAATAGCTCAGATAGTGACGAGTATATACAAACATATGATATGACTATGAAAGTAACAAAAGATCTTGTTTTACCAAGTGAGATGAAGAAAGCCGAGACATTTGTTGAACTAATGGCCGATCAAAAAGTAGATTTCGCACCAATGTATAGCTTAAAATTATCATATAGTGGCGAGGATGGTAAGTTTATTGGAAGACCTAGAAAAATTGTAGATGCTTTGATGAAACAAGGCATGGATAACGAGACCGCTTCGGCATATACATTATTTGCTATGTCGCTTTATATTAATGATAATAATAGAGATGCATTTTTTAATGCTTTAAAATCCAAAGGATACAACGCTATAGAAGATTTAGAAGATAGCTACGCACACAGAATGAAACCTATAATAGTATTCGAGAGAGAAAAAACATTAAAAGTTGTAAAATGGGACGCATTACCTAATCCTGAAATAGATCCAGATGGATGGGAACAAATTGTGGATGACGCTACCGAAGCAGTTACAGAAACAAATGAATACCACAAGAAGAAAGGTATAAAATAACCTGCCCATGGAGGAGGTGATAACCATGAGCAATGAAATACAGCACCACGGAATCAAGGGGCAAAAATGGGGCGTTAGACGTTTCCAAAATGACGACGGTAGTTTAACTGCAGCTGGTAGAAAAAGATATGGCGAAGATCGTTATAAAACATATGATGATGGAAGAATAGAGATAGAAAAAGGGGCTGAATTACAAAGAATATTAGACGGAGTTGTATCGAAAAAAGGACTAGAAGGACAAACGTATGCGTCTATAGGAAAGAATGATAACAACCAGTATATGAATATTTTAGCAAAAGAAAAAGTGTCAACCGTTCTTAAATTAACAGCTAAAACAGCGTTAAAATCGCCATCGACAAATGACGCTGCTAACATGTATTTCGATATATTAAAGAAAGATAAAGCTGCTCTCGATGAATTTAAACTTATGAAATCTTTCGCTGAGGATTCCGGTTTTGTTGATAATTTCGACGCTAAACTTAATAAAGTGATAAACAATAAGGCTAGCGAAAAAGAATTAAAAGAAATGTACACATACGCTAATTACCTGTTTGTCTATGACGACCAGATTTCTAAGTCTAAAAATGCTTTCTATAGGGAATTAAATAACAAAGGGTTTAATATGCTTAGAGATGAATATGACAGTCGTTCAGGAGTAGTTAATGCGCCCATTATATTACTAGACGGTAAAGCGTCAGTATCTATAAAATCGACTACGCTAGTTAAAAAGTCCATGACAAAAGATGCTGCTAAGTATGTTAGCGCCTATGAAAAGAAAGGAGAAGAGTGGGCTAAAAAACGCTACGGTATAGTGTAAGGAGGTGATATATGAAATGTGGACTTATGTTAGCGCGCATGAACTTTATCATTACGGAGTGAAAGGTATGCGATGGGGTGTTAGAAGAGCTAGACGTGAAAACGAAAAAATCGATAAGAGTTTTAAAAACTGGAATACGAATGCTAAAAACAAAGCGAACGCAATAGATTTAGGTAAAAAATCAAACGCAGCTAGAATGGAATACGAACGAAACTCTAGAGATAAAGATCTAAAGAAAGCATATAAACAAGCGCATAAAGAATACAAACAAGCGTTACGAACTAATACTACTTATAGAAAAGGTGCTATAAAAGGCGAAGTTGGAAAAGATATGTCACGTAAATACTTAAATGAAGCTAAAGCAGTAAAGAAACAACTTCAAGCTGACCCTAGTAATAAAGTATTACAAAAACAATATAAGTATTTATCAGATCAACATCAGTATGAAAGAGCAAAAGCTAGAAAAGCACCAGAAGTAGGAGCAAGAAGAAGCGCTCAAAAGGCACAGATGAAACGTAGAATGACAATGGCTGCTAAACAAGTAGCAACTGGGGTGGCTATAGCCGCTGGGTTAGCTGCTGTAAATGCTATACTAAAGAAAAACAACGTAACCGTAAACGGTAAAAATGCGTCGGTTAATGCTGGTAATGTTAATGATCTCCTTAAATGGATAAAAATAGGCAAAGATATAATGGGATATGTCTATTGATACGAAGGAGGTGATTCAAAATGGATAGTATACTGGATTCAATCAAGAAATTATTAGGAATTCAGCCGGAGTACAGAGCATTTGACGAAGACCTAATAATTCATATAAATACTGTTTTGGTTATCCTTAATCAACTTAATATCGGCCCACCTGAAGGTTTCTTAATTTACGATGGAACTGAGTTATGGGATGATTATATCGATAGAGAGCAAATCACCATGGTTAAAAGTTATATTTACCTTAAAGTAAGGTTAATGTTCGACCCTCCTGGAAGTGGTATATTAGTTGACAGTATAAATCGAATGCTTTCGGAACTTGAATGGCGCCTTTACTTGGAAGGAGACTCTCCGAAAGGAGGTGAATAACATGCCTAAACAATACAGAATTGATGAGTTAGTACATCATGGTGTTAAAGGTCAAAAGTGGGGTCGTAGAAGATACCAAAATAAAGATGGTAGTTTAACTCCAGAGGGAGCTAAACGTTACGGTTCTAAAGAAAATTTCGAAAAACAATATGATTCTAATACGAAAGCCGCATTAAATGCCACTAAAAAAGCGGTTGATGGTGGTAAAGAACTTAATAGAGCTGGTAGAGAGTTAGAAGCAGAAAGAAGTAGAAAGAAACAAAAGAAAGCGGATAAAGCTTTAGAAGTAGCAGCTAGAGAAAGAGCTAGTAAAATGTCTGATCAAGAATTACGTGAAGCTGTTAATAGACTTAATATGGAAGAGAACTACACTAGAATGATACAGAATAGAGAGCGTATCGACATGGGCGAATCGAAAGCGTCTAAGTTTATGGACCGCAGTATGACCGCTCTAACACTTGCTAGCACTACGCTAAGTATAGCTCTAGCTATCAAAGAACTAAAGAAATAACAACTTAATATACGAAAGGAGAATTCAAAATGGCGTTATCGAACACTGCCACTCCGATTTACTACGGTAAATTCAGAGATGCTGTAATAAGAGGCGAGATACCAGTATGTAGAGAGATTTCCATGGAGATGAACAGAATCGATGACCTGATTGCGAATCCTGGAATATATTACGATGACCAAGCCATAAACGGTTTTATAGAGTTCTGTGAAAACGAGGCAACGTTAACCGATGGGAGTGATTTACACCTATTGGACTCATTTAAGTTATGGGCTGAGCAAGTATTCGGTTGGTATTATTTCGTCGAAAGAAGTGTATTCGAACCTTCGCCTGATGGGCATGGTGGTAAATACGTAACCAAAACGATAAAGAAGAGACTAATTAACAAACAGTATTTGATAGTAGCTAGGGGTGCGGCTAAATCAATGTATGGGTCTCTTATTCAAAACTATTTTTTAAATGTTGATGTCAGCACAACGCACCAAATAACGACAGCTCCAACGATGAAACAAGCGGAAGAAATGATGTCGCCGATGCGTACAGCGATAACAAGAGCCAAAGGTCCTCTATTTCAATTCTTAACCGAAGGATCTCTACAAAACACAACAGGCGCTAAAGCCAATAGAACAAAACTTGCGTCTACAAAGAAAGGTATAGAGAACTTTCTTACCGGTTCATTACTAGAGATAAGACCTATGAATATTAATAAACTTCAAGGACTAAGATGTAAAATAGCAACAGTCGATGAATGGCTATCAGGAGATATAAGAGAAGACGTTATAGGTGCCATAGAACAAGGGGCTTCTAAACTGGATGATTACTTGATAGTAGCAATGAGCTCGGAAGGGACTGTAAGGAATGGGAGCGGTGACACAATCAAAATGGAGTTAATGGACATCCTAAAAGGAGACTACATCAACCCTCACGTTTCCATATGGTATTATAGACTGGATGAAGTTGAAGAAGTCGGGGACCCTAATACGTGGATGAAAGCAAATCCGAACATAGGAAAAACAGTAACTTATGAGACTTACCAATTAGATGTAGAAAGAGCCGAGAAAAACCCAGCAGTGCGTAATGATATTCTAGCTAAACGTTTCGGAATACCAATGGAAGGTTACACTTACTTCTTTACTTATGAAGAAACTCTTCCTCACAGACGAAGAGACTTCTGGGGGATGCCTTGTGCGCTCGGAGCGGACTTATCACAAGGGGATGACTTCTGCGCATTCACATTCTTATTCCCACTGAGAGATGGTTCGTTCGGAATTAAGACTCGAAACTACATTACCGATAAAACATTACGAAAACTTCCAGGGGCTATGCGTCTAAAGTATGATGAGTTCATGCGAGAGGGAAGTTTGATTGTAATGGAAGGAACCGTACTTGACATGGAACAAGTTTATGATGACTTGGATGCTCACATAATCGAAAGAGAATACGATGTTCGTTGCTTCGGGTTTGACCCTTATAACGCCAGAGCATTTGTTGAACGTTGGGAAAGAGAAAACGGTCCATTTGGGATTGAAAAAGTAATACAAGGAGCTAAAACTGAGTCTGTACCATTAGGAGAACTTAAGAAACTAGCAGAAGAAAGGATGCTGATATTCGACGAAGAACTAATGACGTTTACTATGGGTAACTGTATAACTTTAGAAGACACAAACGGAAACCGTAAGTTGCTAAAGAAAAGATATGACCAGAAGATAGACGCCGTGGCTGCTATGATGGATGGTTATGTTGCGTATAAACTAAACAAAGACGCCTTTGAATAGGAGGTGAGAAAATGTACAGACTTAATGATCTAATCTCATCAGAAGAATTATACCACCACGGAATAAAAGGTCAAAAGTGGGGTCGTAGAAGATTTCAAAATGAAGACGGTAGTCTTACTCCTGCTGGGAAAGAACGTTACGACGATGATGGGCCTAGTGAAAAGAAGAAAGAGTATAAAATACCTGAAAAGAAATCAACACATAGATTAAAACTTGAAGAGAAATTTGAAGCTAAAGGTATGTCCAAACAACAAGCTGAACAAGCAGCAGCTAAACGTATCAGAGGCGAACAATATGCCGTAGCCGCAGCGGCTGTTACCGTAGCAGCATGCTATGCCTACAATAAACATAAAGGATATACTACAGATAAAACGTTAAGTAAGGATACTGATTTCCATCGTATAATGCGTTTGCATGAAAATGCAGAGATACGTGGAGGAAGACAATACATGTCGTATAAGAAGTCTGACCAGATAAAATACAAAGGTGTTCTAGCTAACGATTTACAGAAAAAAGGGCAATCTTGGGAGAAAATTTACGACGTATCGGTAAAACCGCAACAAGATGTTAAAATCGCGTCGCCAAAGAGGGCTCAAGAAACGTTTAATAATCTATATAAAAATGACTCGAGTTTCAAGAAATCAGTTGACGAATTAGCAAAAGATGCTGGCGCTTTCAATCCTAGATTCAACAAACTTACAGATAAAGTCACAAAAGGTGAGGTTTTAAATAAAAAAGATATGAAGAAAGCGTATGATATATACAATATCGCTCTTACTGATAACTCGGAAGAAGGTCAAGCTCGTGCTAGTAAATTCTACAAAGCTTTAAAGGACCAAGGCATGAATGCTATATATGACATAAACGATAAAAAATATAGTGGATATAACGCCAAAGCTCCTATCATAACATTCGATGGTAAATACGACTACGCTAAACGCGAAATGGCAAAAGAAGAAATCAAGAAAAATGCAGATAAGGGAATGGCTATGATGTTGGCTCCTTCTGCGGTTAAGATGGGTGGTGCTTACGCTGCTATATTTGGCGGTATGGCTTATTCCGATAAACGAGCTGTAGAGAAATACAAGGAAGAACACCCTAACACAAAGCTTAGTGATAAAGAAATTAAAAAGATGTTGAAATTTGGAGTCACTGATGAAGAGTTATGGAAATAAAGGAGGTGAAAATTCAAAATGGGAATAACAGATAGATTACAACATGCTTGGAATGCTTTCTTGGATAACGATAGAAGACGTCCTTATCAGGATATGGGATATTTTAGTTATAATAAACCAGACCGTGTTCGTTTCACAAGAGGTAATGAAAGATCAATAGTAACATCTGTATATAACCGTTTAGCTTTGGATGTGGCTTCCATATCAATCAAACATGTAAGACTTGATGAAAACGGAAGATACACTGAAGAGATAAACTCCGGATTACAAAACTGCTTGAATGTCGAAGCAAACATTGACCAAACAGGTAGAGCATTCTTACAAGATGTGGTAATGTCCATGTTGGATGAAGGATGTGTTGCTATAGTGCCGGTAGACACAACCATTAATCCGATGATATCTGGTTCTTATGAAATAAATACCATGAGGGTTGGTAAAATCATAGAATGGTATCCGGCACACGTTAGAGTTAGATTATACAATGACCAAAAAGGTATCCATGAAGAGGTGACTCTTCCTAAGTCTACAGTGGCTATTATCGAAAATCCTTTATATGCGGTCATTAACGAACACAACTCAACTATGCAACGTCTTGTACGTAAGTTAAATTTATTAGATGTAATAGACGAACAGTCTGGAGCAGGTAAGCTAGATTTAATAATACAATTACCTTACGTTATAAAGAGCGAAGCTAGACGTAAACAAGCAGAAGACAGAAGAAAAGACATAGAGATGCAATTAGCTGGTTCAAAATACGGTATAGCTTATACTGATGGTACAGAAAGAATAACTCAGTTAAACAGACCTGCCGAAAACAACCTAATGAAACAAATCGAATATTTGACTGGTATGTTATACAGTCAATTAGGTTTAACTCAAGCTATATTAGATGGAAGCGCTGATGATAAAACTATGTTGAATTACTACAATCGTACTATAGAACCTATAATAGCTGCTATAGTAGACGAGATGAATCGTAAGTTCTTAACGAAGACTGCTAGAGCGCAAAGACAAGCCATCAAGTTCTTCAGAGATCCATTCAAGCTTGTACCTGTAAATGAAATGGCGGACATAGCAGATAAGTTCACACGTAACGAAATCCTATCTTCAAACGAAATAAGACAAATCGTAGGTATCAAACCTTCCGATGACCCAGAAGCAGACGAGTTACGTAATAAGAACTTAAACAAATCCAACGAAGAGGTTCCACAAAAACCTGATAATATAGAAAAGGAGGTAAGCGAAGAGGATGAAGTATGATTTTAGCGGATGGGCAACTAAGAATAACTTAAAATGCTCAGACGGAAGAACTATCATGAGAGATGCGTTCAAGAATAATGACGGACAGACAGTTCCATTAGTCTGGAATCATCAACACAACGATCCACTTAATGTTTTAGGTCATGCGTTATTAGAAAATAGAGATAATGGCGTTTATGCATACTGTACATTCAACGATACAGAAGCTGGTAAAAATGCTAAGATGTTAGTGCAACATGGCGATGTTACAGCTCTATCTATTTATGCGAATCAACTAAAACAAAAAGGTGGAAATGTAGAACATGGTGTCATAAGAGAAGTTAGTTTAGTTCTAGCAGGAGCAAATCCTGGAGCTTTCATAGACTCTATTCTTAGACACGGTGAAACCTCAGACGAAGAAGGTGTTATATACACTGGAGAAGACATCGAGCTTTACCATGCCGATGAAGAAATTCAAAATGATAAGAAAGAGGAGGATAAGAAAGTGGAAGATAGTAAGAAAGAAAAGACAGTCCAAGATGTTGTTGACTCTATGACTGAAGAACAAAAGAACGTTATGTATGCTCTTATAGGGCAAGCTTTAGAAGAAAATGCAGCGCAACATTCAAATATCGATAATGGAGGAGAAGAAGAAATGAAACATAATGTATTCGAAAACGATAACCAATATAACCAAAATGTATTATCACATGCTGATGTAGAAAATATATTAAGAGATGCTAAAAGATTAGGGTCTTTAAAAGAAGCAGTGTTACAACATGCTGACGAACACGGAGACGCTATATATGATAACTATGGTATAAAACCTAATACTGATGGTGAAGGTATATCTATGTTATTCCCTGAATACAGAAACATGAATAATGTACCTGAATTCATCAAGAGAGACACAGGATGGGTTGCTCAAGTAATGGCTGGAGTACATCATACACCATTCTCTAGAATAAAATCTATGTTTGCTGATATAAGAGAAGACGAAGCTAGAGCATTAGGTTACATGAAAGGTGACTTAAAGAAAGAAGAAGTATTCTCACTATTAAAGAGAACTACTGACCCTCAAACTATATACAAAAAGCAAAAATTACACAGAGATGACGTTATAGATATAACTAGCTTCGACGTAGTTGCTTGGATTAAACAAGAAATGAGAATGATGTTAGAAGAAGAGATAGCTAGAGCTATATTAATAGGGGATGGAAGATTAGCTGACGATGATAACAAAATCCAACAACAACACATCAGATCTATAGCTAATGAAGACCCTTTATTTGCTATACACAAAGAATTAGAAGTAGCTGAAGGAGAAGAAAAGGCTAAAGGATTCATAAAATCAGTATTAAGAGCTAGAAAAGATTACAAAGGTTCTGGTGAACCAACTATGTTCTTAGCAGAAGACATGTTAGTTGAAATGTTATTATTAGAAGATAAAAACGGAAGAATAATATACGAATCAGAACAAGCTTTAGCTAGAGCTTTAAGAGTTAAGAATATAGTTACAGTACCAGTTATGGAAGGTGCTAAGAACTTAGCTAAAGACAAAAATGTATTAGCAATAGTAGTTAACTTAAAAGACTACAACGTTGGTGCAGATAAAGGTGGAGCAGTTGCTATGTTCGAAGATTTCGATATAGACTACAACGCACAAAAATACTTAATTGAAACAAGATGCTCTGGAGCATTAGTTAAACCTTTCTCTGCTATAGTTATAGAAGAAACACCTCAAGCTTAATGAGATAGGAGAAATTCAAAATGGCAAAGTTTTGTGGAGTAATCGGCTATGCTGTAACTAAAGAAACGGAACCAGGAATCTGGGAAGAGCAAATAGTAGAGGTTGAATATTTCGGAGATGTTATAAGAAACTCGCGTAGATTTAGCGGTTCCGCTAAAGTTAATGATGACATTAACATCTCTAATCAAATCAGTATCATAGCCGACCCGTTTGCCAATAATAATTTCCATGCGATGAAATATGTAGTATTCATGGGTGCGAAGTGGAAGATTTCAGAAGTCACTGTACAGTACCCAAGATTAGTACTGACTATAGGAGGTTTATACAATGAATAGACGATTAGAACTACACGAGAAATTATGCGACTTAGTAGGCAACAATAACGTATATTTCCAACCTCCTGCTTCAGTACAGATTTCATACCCATGTGTTGTTTATCATATTGGCGCTGGGGACGCTAAACGAGCTGATGGAATCGTGTATAACTACACAAACAGTTATGACGTGGTATTCATATTCAAGAAGCCAACAATTGAAATAATAGAGCAAGTATTAAACGCTATCCCAATGTGTAGATTCACCAGAGGCTACGTTGCGGATAACCTTAATCACTATGCTTTCACATTATATTATTAAAACAAGGAGGAAAAAACAAAGATGGCAAAATTAGTTTGGGACGAAGTCGGTTCTCGTTTCTTCGAGACTGGTGTTAAAAATGGCGTATTATACGTACAAAATGAAGACGGATCATATGCAAACGGAGTAGTATGGAATGGGTTAACTGCAGTTACAGAAAGCCCATCTGGAGCAGAAGCAACTCCTTTATATGCAGATGATATGAAATATGTAGTATTATATTCTGCTGAAGAATTTGGAGCAACTGTAGAAGCTTATACTTACCCAGAAGAATTCGAACAATGTGACGGTAGTGCATCTTTAGCTGAAGGTGTATCTATAGGACAACAACTTAGAAAATCATTCGGTTTAGTATACAAAACAGTTGTTGGTAACGATGTTAAAGGGCAAGAATTAGGATACAAAATACACATTATATATGGAGCTAAAGCAGCACCAAGTGAGAAAGCATTTGCTACAATAAACGATAGTCCAGAAGCTGTAACATTTAGCTGGGAACTTTCAACTATAGCTGTGCCAGCTAACGGATTCAAACCAACTGCAACTATGGTGTTTGATTCAACTAAAATGGAACCTGAGAAATTAGCTATAATAGAAGAAGCTTTATTTGGTAGCGAAGCTGAAGAAGCAAAATTACCATTACCAGATGAAATTATGCAAATGCTTAAATAATTTTTAGAGCCTCGCAATAATAACGTGGGGCTCTTATTTTTTACCACCAATAAAACACTAAAATAAGGAGAGATATATAAATGTTAAAGAAAACTGTAACTTATGTAGATTATAATGGTATGCAAAGAACTGAAGATTTCTATTTCAACTTATCTAAAGCAGAAGTTGCTGAGATGGAGATGTCTGTAGAAGGTGGATTATCTAAAATGTTAGAAACTATAGTAGCTTCAAAAGATAATGTACAAATAGTGAACTTATTTAAACAAATGGTTCTTAAAGCATATGGAGAGAAGTCTGCAGACGGAAGAAGATTTATAAAAAGTAAAGAAATTTCAGAAGCATTCTCACAAACTGAGGCGTATAGCGAGATATTTATGGAATTAGCTTTAAATGAGGAAGCGGCCGCAGCATTTGTAAATGGTATAATGCCTGCAAACTTGAATAAGTAATCTAGGTGACCAGAGATGTTAGAGATAACTATACCTGGATTAGAATACTATGATGAAGAAAACAATGAATTCTTATACTACGACGAACTAAAAGTTCAACTTGAACATTCTCTGGTCTCAATTTCAAAATGGGAATCCAAATGGTGTAAACCGTTCTTGGATGGTAAGAATAAAACACTCGAAGAAATATTAGACTATGTTCGTTGTATGTGTATAAGTGATAACTTTAACGAAGAAACATATTCTAGAATAACAGAAGATAATCTTACAGCGATAAACTCTTATATAGCACATCCTATGTCTGCGACTACATTTTCTAACGAGCGACCTTCAGGGAGTCGCGAGATAGTAACGTCAGAAATTATATATTATTGGATGGTAACATTTAACATACCATTCGAGTGTCAGTACTGGCATTTGAATAGATTGTTAACACTCGTTAAAGTATGTAACATTAAGAACAACCCACCTAAGAAAATGAGCAAACAAGAAATATTGAGCAGAAACAAAGCGCTTAATGATGCTAGAAAAAGAGAACTAAATACCAAAGGGTAGGTACGACCTTAAAGGTGGTGAATTAAGTGATCAAATGTACAGTTAAAGGTAACTTTAATAAGACTTTAAAGTTCCTTAATAGATTGGAAAACTTCGACATAAATCCAATACTACAAAAGTATGCTCAAATGGGTGTGTCTGCTTTAAGGAGTGCTACACCAAAAGAAGACGGATCAACAGCGGCATCATGGGGCTATGAGATAGTAAACGAAGGAAGCAGAGTAATCATATACTGGACTAATACTGACCAGAATGACGGCGTTTATATAGCAGTAATACTACAGTTCGGTCACGGTACGGGTACAGGAGGTTATGTTGCTCCTACGGATTACATCAATCCGGCGATGCGGCCTATATTTGATCAGATAGCAGAAGCAGCATGGAGAGAGGTGACTAGATCATGAGTTCTATAGACGAACGAATCGTCAAAATGACCTTTGATAATAGTAGTTTCGAAAAAGGTATAAATACTACAATAAAATCACTAGAAAAATTAAACGAAGTACTAAAGAATACAGGCAATACTGATGCCGTAAATAACATAAGTAAATCTATGAAAGATATTAAAAGTCAGTTATCGACTTTTAATCTAGACGAATTAACAAAGATAACGCAGAAAGAAACAATATGGCAGAAATTCGGTAACGCACTATCAACTGCTGGTAAAGGTCTAATGAATTTATTTGGTAAATTAGACATTGGGGGTTCTGTAGAGAAAGTAGCATCGGCGTTTGATGAAGCTACAAGCGGTTCTCAAAAATTAGACCAGGGTGTGGGCGCGGTAACTAAAAGTTTCTCCGCCTTGAGCATCATGGGTGCTACCGCTCTTGCTAACATTACTAATAGAATGGTCAACATGGGTACAAATTTAGCTAAGTCGTTAAGTATTGAACCGATAATGACAGGTTTCTCTGAGTATGAAACTAAGATGGGCTCTATACAAACAATATTAACTAATACTTCACATCTTGGTACAACTATGGAAGACGTTACAAAAGTATTAAACGATTTAAATACGTACTCAGACCAGACTATTTATAATTTCGCTGAGATGACCAGAAACATTGGTACTTTCACAGCGGCTGGTATAGATTTGGATACTTCTGCTGCGGCTATTAAAGGTATCGCCAACCTAGCAGCAGCGTCTGGTTCGAGCTCACAACAAGCATCGACTGCGATGTATCAATTATCACAAGCATTAGCAGCGGGTAGAGTAAGTCTTGCTGACTGGAACTCAGTTGTAAATGCAGGTATGGGTGGTAAGCTATTCCAAGATGCATTAATAAGAACATCCGAACAACTTGGTACAGGCGCAGAAGCGATGATTGAGAAATATGGAAGCTTCAGGGAGAGTTTAACTAAAGGTGAATGGTTGACTTCCGAAGTATTAACTGAAACGCTTAAACAATTATCAGGAGCATATACAGAAGCAGACTTAGTAGCTCAAGGGTATACTAAATCACAAGCTCAACAAATAGTCGAACTGGCTAAGAATGCTACTGCGGCTGCAACTGAAGTTAAGACCGTCACACAATTAATAGACACGATGAAAGAGTCCGTTCAATCTGGTTGGGCTCAATCATGGGAATTTATTATAGGCGACAAAGAGCAAGCAACCGAGTTATTAACGGGTATAAAAGACGGATTCGAAGCGATAATAAAACCATCCACAGATGCTAGAAATGAAATGCTTAAGTTCTGGAATGAAAGCGGCGGTAGAGATGCAGCAATAAGAGGATTCACTAACATTATACAAAGCATGGGTAAAGGCCTTGGTGCTATAGGAAAAGCTTGGAAAGAAGTATTCCCTTCTATGACAGGTGAGAAATTAACAGAGTTATCAACTAAGTTTAGGGACCTTACTTACAAATTCAAAATGACCGATGAAACAGCACAAAAGATTAAGAATACATTCAAAGGGGTATTCGATGTATTTAAAACTGTCGGTACTTCCGTTTGGGATATAGTTAAATCTTTCTCGCCATTATTGCAAAGTTTCCCTACTATAGGAGATATAGCGCTATCGGTAACTTCGGGTATAGGAAAATTCGCAAGTGGACTATCCGAGGCTATAACTAAAAGTCAAGTATTCGAGAAAGTAGGAAGTGCCATCAAGGGAACATTCGAAGGTATAGGTACCGTATTCGAGAAAGTTCGTACTGGAGTTTCGGATTTCTTCGGAAGCCTAGGTGAGATAGACATAAGTAAGATATTTAGTGGTATAGGTAAATTTGTAAATCCTTTCGGTGAAGTATTTAAAACATTGGGCGAAGGATTAGGTAAAGCCATAGGTACTATAGATTTCAATGCGATAATGAAAGCATTACAAACAGCGTCTGGTTTAAAAGTGGCCCAACACCTAGTTAACATATTCAAAGAAGTTGGTGGAATAGGCGAGAGTGTTGAAGAGATAACAAAAAGCTTCTCTGGTATGTTTAAGTCGTTCGGTCAAATAGGAAAAGATATTTCCGAAACTCTTGGAGCTGCAAAAGAAGCATTAGAAGCATGGCAACAGGATTTACAAGCTGGTACATTACTAAAAATAGCAGGAGCAGTAGGGGTATTAGCCGCTTCGCTAATCTTGATATCCACAATTAACGGTAAGCAATTAGCTGTAGGTTTATCGGGTATATACGGTGTACTATTAGGTATAGTAGGAGTATACGCGGCGATAGCTAAAGTCGGTGGAGTTAAAGGTATGACATCTGTAAACGGTTTCCTTGTGTCGATGTCTGTATCTTTAACATTACTTTCTGCGGCATTGAAACTGCTTTCGACTATCAGTATTGGTGAAATGGTAACCGGATTATTCGGTATGATGGCATTACTTGTATCTATGAATGGGATGGTTAAAGTATTTGACGGAAAACACAAAGGCCTAAGTCAAACGGCTAAAAGTCTCGTTATATTAGCGATAGCTTTATCAGGAATGGCCGTGGCTCTAAGACTTCTAGGAACTATAGATGCAGAAACTATGGGTTCCGGTCTATTCGCATTAGCATTGGTTTTAGCAGAATTAGCAGCCTTCTTAGCCGTAGCAAAATTTGGTAAACTCAGTACAAATACTGCATCGGCGATATTAATACTATCAGGAGCATTATTAATATTATCACAAGCGACCAAACTGTTTGGAAAAATGGAAACAGACACCTTAATTCGAGGTCTAGTAGGCATCGCAGCGGTGTTAGCTGAAATGGCCGTGTTCAATAAACTAGGTGGTGGCGGTCTCAAAATGGCAAGTCTAGCAGTTGGTATAGCGGCTATGGGAGCGGCATTACATGTCATGGCTAGTGCTGTTAAATCTTTCGGAGGTATTCAATGGGACGAAATGGGTAGAGGTTTAACTGCTATGGCAGGAGCTTTAGTTGTATTAGGTGTAGCTACGAAACTTATATCTGGGCCTCAAATGCTATTGCTATCTGTAGGATTAGCAGCGATGGGTGTATCTTTACACATATTAGCTAGTGCATTACAATCTTTCGGTGGAATGACTTGGGAACAATTAGGTATAGGATTAGTTGGTTTAGCTGGTTCATTAACTGTATTAGCGGTAGCCATGTATGCGATGACTGGATGTTTAGCTGGGGCAGCGGCTATGTTGGTTATGGCTGGAGCATTAGCGTTATTCGTACCTCAATTGATATTATTAAGTCAGCTTAGCTTACAACAAGTAGGTATAGGCTTATTAGCTTTAGCAGGTGCTTTAGCAGTTGTTGGAGCGGCTGGATATCTTATAACAGGAGCATTACCAGGTCTATTAGGATTCGCAGCATCTATAGCATTATTCGGTGCAGGAGCGGCAATGGCTGGTGCTGGTATGGCATTATTCGGCACAGGATTCGCAGCTGTAGCGGCCGCAATCGCAGCATCAGGCTTCGCTATAATAGAATTCATTAGACAACTTATAGGTCTATTGCCGCAGATAGGTATCAAAGCCGGAGAAGCAATGGTTAACTTTGCGGGAGCAATCGGAAACGGAGCACCACAAATAATATCCGCATTTAGTACATTGTTAACTGCAATTCTAACAGCAATACAACAAAACATACCGTTGATAGCTCAAACAGGTTTAGACCTTATATTAGCGTTTGCTGCTAAAATAGCAGAAGGTATACCTCAATTAGTGACTTATGGTATGGAAATGATATTAGGAGTACTACAAGGTATAGCCGATAATATACAACAAGTAGTAGAGGCAGCAGCGGATGTAGTGATTAACTTCATGGATGGTATAGCTAATAAATTACCAGAAGTAATAGAATCTGGTATAAACTTGGCTTTAAGTTTCATTGAAGGTGTCGCTGACGGTATATCTAATAATAAAGACCGTTTGGAAGCTGCAGTAGAGAAGGCTATAAATGCTATGATAGACGCGGCAATAGCTGTCATAACAGGATCTTTCAACGCGTTCTATGAGAACGGTCGAGAATTACTTCAATCTTTAATTGATGGTATCCAAGCTTTATACGGCGATGCTAAATCGGCAGTATCTGATGCGATAGATAAAGCTAAAGAAGGAGCTGCTAATTGCGGTACAGCGTTAATTCAAGCAGGTAGAGACTTGATATCAGGTCTTAAAAAAGGTATAGAAGAGAAAGCTATGGCTGTATATAATGCCGCTAAAAATGTTGTAGAAACGGCTATAAAGAAAGCCAAAGAAGCATTGGGTATAAATTCGCCTTCGAAGGTTTTTATGGAAATAGGTAGATTTACAGATGAAGGTTTCGCAGTTGGTTTAACTAAATATGCTAAATACGTTAATAAATCAGCAGACGATTTAGCAAATGGTGTTATAGATAGAATGTCAACTCCTATGGGCACTATAAGTCCTGTTGTAGATTTATCTAGCACTAAACGTCAACTGGCAAACATGCAGATAACAGGCGTAACCGGAACGCTAGCAAACTCAATTGGTAAAATTCAAAATAGAAACGATAACAGCGATATTATTTCGGCATTGAAAGACTTGAAAGACGGATTAAGTGATAATAGACCTTCTTACAACATAAATGGTATAACTTATGATGATGGAAGCAACGTTGTTAACGCAGTAGAAACTCTAGTTAGAGCAGCTAGAATAGAAAGGAGGATATAAGTAGATGGCACAAGTAACACATAAAGTCGTGAAAGGTGACACTCTATGGGCCTTATCAAGAAAGTATGGCACTACAGTTGATGCCATCGCTAAATTAAACAATATTAAAAATCCGAACTTGATATATGTAGGTCAAGTTCTTATTATTTCGGGTAAAGAAGCTTCAACCGCAAGTACGTCGAGTGGTGGGTCTAGTGGTTCATCTGGAAGTACTAGTAGCTCTAATTCGTCGTCAAGTGTTGCAACCATAACACATTTCGGATTGCAGTCTGATACCGATAGAACTATATTTGCGGTTTGGGAATGGTCTAAGTCTAACACCGATAAATACCAAGCCAAATGGTGGTATGACACTGGGGACGGTGTATGGTTTGTTGGTAGTGACTCTGAAGTAGAAGAGAAGCAAGCAACTTATAATGCTCCGCAAAATGCTAAGAAAGTAAAATTCCAAGTTAAGCCGATTGCTAAGACTTACAAATCAAACGATAAAGACGTTTATTATTGGACTGCTAGCTGGTCATCGGCTAAGACTTATGCTTTCGCGGCCGCGTTACCTGCTACTCCACCTACACCGACAGTTACAGTTAAAGATTATAACTTAACTGCTAAAATCAACAACTATAATGCCGGAACGGAAGTACAATTTCAAATAGTTCAAAATGACTCCACAGTTTATAAGACTGGAACAGCATCGGTCATAACAAGTTCAGCATCATACTCTTGCACGGTAGCGGTTGGTGTAGAATACAAGGTTCGTTGTAGAGCTAAGAAAGATGGGGTATGGAGTGAATGGTCTGATTACTCAGGTAACTCGGCAACTAAACCTAGCGCTCCTTCTAGTATACTAACTTGTGAAGCAGCTTCTGAGACTTCTATTAAGATAGCGTGGGTGGCGTCTAAAGGAGCGAAGTCATATACGCTACAATACGCAACAGACAAATCATATTTCGCAGGTTCTAATGCTTTAACTGAGCAAACAGGTATCACAACTACGACTTATATTTTAACAGGGCTTACAAGTGGTGAAACATATTTCGTAAGAGTTAAAGCAGTTAATGACCAAGGCGAATCCGATTGGTCTGAAATTAAATCTTCAGTTATAGGTACAATACCGAACGCTCCTACAACTTGGTCTTCGACAACTACAGGTGTGGTGGGCGATAAAGTGATACTATACTGGGTCCATAATTCAGAGGACGGTTCAACAGAATCGAGCGCTAAATTAGAACTGACTATAAATGGTTCGACTACAACTACAACTATAAACAACTCTAGTGGTTCAGATGAAAACCGTTCTTATACGTTGAATACATCTTCGTATAAAGACGGTACAACTATAGAATGGAGAGTTTGTACTAAGGGTGTAGTAGCCGAATATGGTGAGTGGTCAGTTAAGAGAACAATAACAATGTATGCTCCACCGACACTAGCTATAAATTTAACTAATGCATCAGGCGGAACAATTTATACACTAACATCGTTTCCATTCTTTATAAATGGGCAGGCGGGTCCAAGTACTCAGACACCTATTAGTTACCATGTATCAATAGTAGCTGGCGATTCTTATGAATATTGGGACGAAGTCGGAAACCCTAAAGTAGTATCTAAGGGCGATGAAGTATATTCCGAATTCTATGATATTAACCAAGACCTATTGTTACAATTAACTCCTGCTAGTTTAGACTTGGAAAACAATGTTAAGTATACAGTCAATTGTATCGTTACAATGAATACCGGATTGACTGCGGAAGATTCTGTGGAGTTCGACGTAGCTTGGGATGACGTCTTATATTCCCCAAATGCGGAAATAACTTATGATACAGAAACATTATGCGCACATATACGTCCATATTGTGATATGTATCCAATGATATTTTATCAAGTAAATTACGATTCGTCTACTGGTAATTTCTACCGTACTAGCACTAAGTTAAACGATGTATCTGGTACTTCGGTAAATGATAGTTACACTGAACAGTATGACGATGTTGTCTATTATGGGACAACTGGAGCGGGTGCAAAAGTATATTTCTGTGTAGTACAGTCTGATACACCAGAGTTAGTGGAGAAAGTAACATTGTCTGTATACAGAAGAGAATATGATGGTAGATTCGTTGAAATAGGAACAGGACTTGTTAATACCGAACATACATTCGTTACAGACCCACATCCGGCGTTAGACTTTGCGAGATATAGAATAGTAGCAATTAGTGATACTACAGGAGCGGTTAGCTTTACAGATATTCAAGGATTTGAGGTCGGAGAAAAATCGGTAATAATACAATGGGATGAATACTGGACTTCATTCGAAGCAAGTCAAGAAGAGGCTCAGATGGAGAAACCAGTATGGTCGGGCTCAATGCTTAAGTTGCCATACAACATAGATGTATCCGACAGTAACTCCGTGGATGTATCTATGGTTGAGTATATAGGGCGTGCTCATCCTGTGAGCTATTACGGAACACAATTAGGAATAACTGCAACATGGAATGTTGAGATAGACAAACGAGATAAGAACACATTGTACGGATTAAGAAAATTAGCTATTTATACGGGGGATGTATACGTTAGAGAACCGTCCGGAAGTGGTTACTGGGCTCACATAGAAGTGTCATTTAGTCAGACACACTGCGAGTTAACTATACCAGTAACTCTAACATTAACTAGAGTAGAAGGGGGTGTATAAGATGGCTGATTGGACATCCACGATGCAACAGACATTTGAATATTATACAGTAGACCCCGGAACTTGGAGAGATATGAAAAAGATAGATACGGTTATAAGTAGTAGTATCTCAAGGGATTTGGAGGCTGAAACACTTGGCTCAGCCTCTATTACTATTACTGAATCTCTTGGTGAATGCTATATAAGGATATACCTAATCACAATTCAAAATGGAGTAAGGGAGAAACATCCATTAGGTACTTTCCTAGTGCAAACACCTTCTTATAGCTTTGACGGAAAGGTAAAAAACATTACGATGGACGCTTATACTCCGTTACTTGAGCTTAAAGAGAAGAATCCACCGATTGGATATTCTATCTATAAGGATGAGAATATTATGGAAAGAGCGTGTCTTGTCTTGAGTGAACAAATGAGAGCGCCATATGTAGCGAGTACTAAGGATACGAAGTTGACTGATAATTTCGTAGCGAATCTAGATGATACGTGGATGACATTCTTGATAGACTTACTAGCTAATGCCGAGATGAGACTTGAGTTGGATGAATTAGGTAGAGTATTATTCGCACCAGAACAAGAAATAGCATCTCTACAACCAGTATGGACTTTTGATACAGGTAATAGTTCGATCTTATACCCGGACTTTACTATCGACCACGATTTATACGGTATACCAAATGTGGTAGAAGTCATATATTCAAACGGTAAGGAAACGGTATCTTCGATTGCGGTGAATGATGATCCGAATAGTCCAGTTTCTACGGTATCAAGAGGTCGTATAATAAACCAAAGAATAACAGACCCGGCGGTAATCGGTAATCCTTCGAAAGCGGAGCTAGATTTATATGCTAAGAGAACACTTAAAGAGTTGTCATCTATAGAATACTCTATAACATTCTCTCATGGATATTGTCCTGTTCGTATAGGAGACTGTGTAAGACTGAATTACGAGGCTGCGGGTTTAAGAAATGTTAAGGCCAAGATAATAAGTCAATCTATAGACTGTACTCCAGGATGTCCGGTCGCATCAAAAGCGGTATTCACTAGCAGTTTATGGGAAGGTGATAAGTAATGGGACTATCAAATAATGTCGTATCTGAATTCGTCAAAATGACCAATGATAGTTCGACAAAAAAGAAAGACCAATCAAAGATTTATGGTACGGTAGTTTTATATGGAGAAGAAGGTAATCAGACACAGTACGTACAACTGGATGGTTCGGATTTGTTAACTCCAGCGGATAGTACTGTTCATATAAAAAATGGTGAGCGTGTAACGGTTTCGATAAATAACCATCAAGCCATTATTGATGGTAACGTAACGGATATTTCAGCAAGTGATGAAGAATTAAAAGAAGTACACAATGATTTAGTCGACTTCAAAATTACAACCGAAGGAATGTTCTTAGAAATAAGAGATGAATTTAACACGAAATTCACAGAATTCAAAGTTACTGTAGACGGAATGTTCTTAGACGTAAGAAATGAAATGGACCAGAAGTTTGCACAAGTAAAAGTTACTACGGATGCAATAACAACCGAAGTTAATAAAAAAGTAGATGGAACTCAAGTAGGAACTATAGTAACACAAAACGCTGAGAGTTGGAAGTTATCTATAAATGGTAAGCTTAAGGGAACTTATTATAACTTCGATGGCAACAGTTTTACAATAGGTGGCTCTAGCGGTACAACAACAGCATATCATACTCCTAGTTATTCAAAATGGACACATACTGACGGTAGTTGGACACAAGTAAGTGCTAGCGGTATGACTTGGAGTAAGGGTAGTACGACATCTGGTTACCACTGCCTACTATACGCAGGAGAATATACTTGTAACTCTGAGCAAACAGTAACAGTAACATTACCTAGCGAATTCAAGGGTAAAGCATTCAAGGTTGTAACTTCGGTTAAAAGAATTTATGTATCCAAAGAAGAATATGCAACTGGTTGTTATTTCCCACTAATTTCTTTCTATGCTGAAGCATTAAATGTAAACCATTCAGCAGGAACATTCCAAGTTTACGCATCGATCAGAGCATGGAATAGAACAAGTTATGGTGGTTGGGGTACACTTATAGGAAACGGTACAACTGCCGGAGAAAGGGAAGCTCTTAAACCTGTTGTGGCTTATTGGGCATTTGTATAAAGGAGAGTGATTGTATGCCAAGTATGGCAGAACACGAAGCAAGTATGACAATATTCTATTACAAGAGCGATGGTGAGATTTATTCATACTGCACAGGTATAGCAGATATGAGTAGCTTCGGTGACCACCAGGCGGACTACGAATTAATACTAGACTTCATTGTGGTGCCGAGAGACCATGCTGTAATGGAATTTATGTATAAGTTCTATGTAGACATAGAAACTAAAGAATTAAAAATAAAACCCGAATACCAAAGTTTAGGTAAATATTTATAGGAGGTATATTATGCAAGTAGATATGAATAACGTTTTAGATGCTTATAGAGAAGAATTAGCAAGATTAACAAATGAGAATGTATTACTAAAAGCACAACTGAAACAACTTCAAAATGAACTAGAGAAAAAGAATGAGGAGGAAATTCCAGAATAATAAAATAAAGGATGTGAAAGTTTAAATGATTTTTACAGATAGAATAATTACAGTACGTAAAGGCGAAAGTAAAATCAATGAACCGATAATTGTCTATAGAGGTGACTATGAGTTAGAAGTAAGATTTACAATCATGAACAGTAAGTTTAAATTCATGAGTGGTACAAATCTTATAGAATCAGAAAATGCCGCTTACGGACAATTAGCAATTCTTACACCATACGGGGGAAACATATTCTCAGAAGTTGCTAAATGTAATGAGGGTACCGTAACTTTCGTATTAACTAAAGAGATGTTAGACCAGATAGAAGAAGTAGGTTTATATTCTTTTCAAATACGTCTGTTTGACTATAACAAAGAATCCCGTGTTTCTATACCACCTATTGAGTTTGGCATAGAAGTAAGAGAACCTATAACTTCGGAAGACCATGATAATAGTGTTAATAACGCTATCGTTGGGTATTCTATTGCTAAAATAGCCGATGCTCTGAATGAGAAAGTTCCAGATGCATTTAATAGTAATGGTGATTATAATAAAACTATTTGGAAAACTGGAGATAGAATAAGTCAAGGAAAACTTAATAAGATTGAAGATGCTATCGATACGATAAATCAAAATGAGAAGAATGATGCGAAGACTTTAGATAAGAGGGTGACTAATAATTTCAACGTGTTAGACTCCACTAAAGCGGATGTGACAGCTCTTAATCAAGTAACTTCCAAATTAGCAGAAACGGATGCTAGAGTATCTAATATAATAGCCAATAATGGTAATGGCACTAAAGATAGTGAAATAGTAGATGCTAGAAAAGGATACGCTACTTTATATGATAGATTAGAAGTGCTAGAAGACGGTAGTTATTCTGTAAAAGATATTTTAAGAGATCGTTTACAGTATGGAGGAGTTAACGTCACTAACGGAAATGTGACTTACGGTAGTTATAGCGGTAAATTAAATAGATTGATTATTGAAGTAGTTGTTGATGTAGCGCCAATATATATTAGCTGTTCAACGGATGCGAAAGTGATATGGACTGGGTATGATATTTATTCAGGAGTTTTCGTTAAAAGTTCTGGTATGTCATGGTTAACTTCCACAGAACTATCGGTTGGATATAAGTACGTCATCTGTTTAGCATGGGCGAATGATGGGGATATAGATGATCTCGATGAGTTATATAATAGATTTAGCTTAGTTTGTCCGGTAACCGATACAGTTCTAAAACTATTAGATATAAGTAATGAATTGGATGAATGTATAGGCGCGATAAAAGAAGAATTGTATAGTGGTGAGTATAAGTTGTTGTTAAATGGATCTATTACAGATATCCCTTCTGATAATTACGAGGAGACTTCAGATGGTATTATCTATTATAACCATTATACAGGAGATAGTTTCCCTCGTTGGCCGGCTATAATATCCGAAGAATCATTTACCATGACTATCCATAATGCTATATTCATTGTTGCTTATAACAAGTCTACAGGAATAATGTACGGATGTCATACTAGTAGCGGTAATTTAGCAGGTTTGGTTATTACTAATAGTGACATACAATATAATACACAAGTTATGCATCCGCATAAAAATCAAAAACAGCATATATCAATCGATAAGAACGGCGAAACAATGATTATTACTGATATGGTAGATGGTCGTTCAACAACTATAACTCGTGATCAGTTAGTGTCAATAACAGGCGATTCTAATTTAAAAATAATAGGCGGTGCGGCTGTCATGTCGAACCATGCAAGTTATCCTAATGGCGGTGAAATATGTACTTGTGGTTCAGGAACATCAAGAATAGAGGACTTATACAATACGGTGAATAAACATGCAGCTGATATACAAGAGTTATACAGAGCATCTATCAGTGGAGGTATAGATGGCGTATATCTTAGAGGCTTCAATGAGACATCGAATATTAATGGTGAATCTTTTACAGCAAACAATGGTATAGCGCATGTAACACAACAATGGGTAAGAGAAGATGGCGATTTGTACATCAATAGATGGATGGCAGTACTTATCGCAAAAACTACAGAAGAGGTTCTTAACTACAGAGGTTGTTTAGTACTTGGTTATGACGACACGTGGGTGTACGGTATATCATCAAACAGTCTGTATCGCTTAGGATATGAGTCTGAAACTCCGATAAAGTCCGACATTGTTGATTTATCATATGGGGGCGAGGGTTCAGCTCAACTTAGAGACTTACGATACAGCGTAACTATAGAAAATGATATTTTGACATTATTCGACTTGGATGACGAAAGCACTATAATAAGTATATCACAAAGTGAATTAGCATCGTTTACATCTTCCCCTACTGTTAAGTTAGCAGGAGGTACATGTTTCCTTACCGGTGGTAGCGCATATCCAAGCGGCTGTGATTTAATAGACTTTCCTGTGGATTTAAGTCAAGCTGGTTTATATGACCGTGTATCTATATTAGAACAGGAAATAGCGAATTTACAATCTGGAACAGGACAATCTGACGGTTATACACAATGGAATGGTAAAAAATGGCATGCTTACGGAACAAGTATGACTTCTACTGCTCAAGGTGAATATGCTCCTTATTTAGCTCAGTTTGCAGGCTTAAATCTTACAAACTATGGTATACCTGGAGGAAGTATATGTCCAGGTTCTTCTAGTAAAGGAAATATTAAAGCGAAGGTGTTAACTTGTCCTTATGATGTAGACTTAGTTACTCTGGAAGTAGTGCCTAATGATGGTAGTGTCCCTTTAGGAACAATATACGATACAGGTGATGATACATTTGCTGGTAACCTGCATCAATGTATAAAATACTTACAACAAAATACGAGAGCTAGAATAGTTATATTAGTTTGTACTCAAAGTAGATATAACTATAATAACACTTCAGTTGTTAATGACCCAACATTCAAGAGAACAAACGGTAGTACTTGGTATGACGCAGCGATGATGGCTAAGCAAGTTGCTAACTTACACGGTGTACCATGTTGGGATGCCTCTAGCGAATCCGGTTTAGGATATTATAAAATGGGTGGCTATGGAGATAACACTTACCTAGTTGACCAAATACATTTAACTGCTTTAGGTGGTTATAATGTGGCGCAATATTATTGGAGTCATTTAAAGAATTTACCAAACTGGTATATAGAACTACCTTAATGATAAGGAGGACCATAAATGGGGGATGAAAAAATTCAAGAACTACTTCTGCAATTGGTCCAAGATATGTCCTTCGTCAAAGCAAAGCTCTCTAATATCGAGGAGCAGAAACTATCATCTAGAATAGACCAACTCGAAGCTCAAAATAGAGAGCATGACAAAACTATCAAGTCATTAGAACGAAGAAATGATACAATGGAACAATTTGTCAGAAACAATATGCAAGATAGTAAAAAACAACAAACAGGCATATTTATATCTATGGGATTAGCGGTGTTTAGTGCTATAGTCTCTGTGATTATAAGTATGCTATTTTAATGCGAGGGACTGACTTAGTCCCTCCTTTTATATATTAATAAAGGATGTGATAAAATGATTCATACTAACCGAACTGTGACAGTTGGAAATCAAGAGAGTATTATAGACAGTCCTATAATCCTTTATAGAGGGGATAGAGAGGTTGAAGTTGAGTTTACTCTAAATGGTAACAAATTCACATTCACAAACGGTGGAAACGTAATTAAGTCTACAAATGCTACACATGGTCAATTAGTTATAAACACTCCAACTGGAGAAAACATGTTCTCGGAAGTAACTGAATGTAACGAAGGAAAAGTAGTATTTCTAATAACAAAAGAAATGATAGACGAATTAGTTGAGGTTGGTTTCTATAGCTTCCAAATAAGACTATTTGACGAGAGTCAAGTTTCCAGGGTAACTATCCCTCCTGTATTTCAAGGAATTGATATTCGTAATCCGATAGCTGCTGAAGATGAGACGAACGTTGTCGATATAGGTTTAGTTGATTATGCGATAGTACAAAAAGACGAGTATGAAGATTTAGCAACTTTCTTACCAGATGGTAGCTACAACAAGACTAACTGGGAAAGTAGAGGGCTTATAACCGAATCTAAGCTCGATAAGATAGAGGACGCGTTATACACAATTAACGAAAACATGGAAGCAAGCGATTTAAGTATATTTAACAGAATAGAAAGTATAAATCAAAATGTTAACAGACAGATAACAGAGTTTACAAATGAAGCGGATGCTGAGATTGAGGCGTTTGAAAGAAGCGTTAATACGAACGTCGAACAATTCAAAATAGATACTAATGCTGCTATGACTGCTCATAAGAATGAAGTTAGTGAGGAGTTGGAGTTACTTAACACTTTCGATGAACGTGTCACTAGAAATACAAACGCTATTCATTATGTGACTCCTGAAATGTTCGGGTATGTTCACGGTGAAGACTCAACACAGGCTCTTAATGATGCGATTAAACATTGCCGAGATACCGGTGCTAAATTAGTATGCGATTCTATTACTTTATTTGCAGATGTCGATTTCAGAAGAATCAAGTTAGAAATAAATGGAACTTTAAACCTACAAACGTTCATATGTAAATTAGGTAATAACTCAGCTCATGCATTAGGACCTGACCAGTATGTGCATAACGTCGACCAAGCTACTACAGACTATCAATTAAAAATACTAGGAGCAAAAGGTCAGCATATAACGATAAACGAAGCCCCATACTTAAAATTTGAAATGTCGCCAGCGGCCACAGAAAGTTCAATGGCGTATTCTAGATTTGATTTTATAAGGATATCTAATATATGGATAGGAAACTCATCGGAAGAAGATACCGGTACGCTATGGTTTAATGAAAATGTAATAAATTTAAGACGTTGTGTATCGTTTAAAATGGAAGGGACTTATCACCATAACAATAATATCATAATAGGCGGTACGTTTGAAGGGAGCTCCGTTATAGAATTAGATTATGCAACTAATAACGTATTTAAAGATATTCGTTTTGAAGGTAGTCCCGACATCATATGTCATAGTAACGCATCGCATAACTATTTCTTTACTACGTGGATTAGTTATTATAGAAGACCTTCTGTAACTATTACAAATGAAGGTATTGATAATAAGGTGATATACAACCAATTAGAACCACGTTTCTACACTTATGAAATAGATACAGCGGATTATTCGGACGGTCATTTCAAGGGGGTAACATATAACGAAGAAGATGATACACTAAATGTTTCGGCATGGAAGACATATTTTAGAAGCCCTTTCATGCCGTATGTTCCTGGAACATCCATGTACGCTGCTATCATAGGCGAACGAGGTATGGGACGTATAGGAATTGAGGTGTACGATGAAAACTTTAATAATATATCATCTGAGATAACTGATGATAATACTTGGGCGTTACTAAACGGTGCTGGGCGCTTACAACCTGGTGAAGCCTTACCTCAAACGGGATATGGATTTGCATCAAACACTTTAGAATTAAGACAATGCTATGACGATCGAGTTAAATATGTAACTTTTAGAATATACTCGGCTACCACATATAAATTTAAAAGACTTCATGTGAGAATCACAGCTGCTAATGATATGTATTACGCATAGGAGGTGAACCCAATGAAAGAAAAATTCAAAAATCCATATTTCTGGCTATCAACATTCGCATTGATATTCTCAGCTTCTGGTGTAGACTTCAACCAACTAACAAGTTGGAGTCTCCTAGCTCAAGCTTTATTAGGTATATTAAACAACCCAGTAGCTATCATTGCGATAATAACAGCATTCTTAGGAATATGGAACGACAACTCAACTAAAGGTTTAGATAAACCTACAATCAAAAAATAAAGGATGTGATAAGATGGCGAACATGTTTAATGCGGACGGAACTTATAACAAAACGAACTGGAAAGCCGGCGATAAGATAACTGCCAATAAATTAAACAAGATAGAAGAATCTTTAGAAGCCATTAACAACAATGATATTTCCAGACACGTAGAAGCGGACACTAGATTAGATGCTCTGGAAGAACAAGCAGCAGGTCAAAATGAAGTAACTAACGAAAGAATAGAAGAGCTTAACGACTTTGTACTAGATACTAAAGATGAGTTAGATTTAGAGATATACGATATTAACTCTAGAATGACTTTTCTAGAAGAAGAGCTTAACGAAGGGATAACGGAGGTTAACAATGTAGCTAGTACTGTTGATGGCAAGATAAATGCGGCTGTTACTAATGTTAATAACGTAGCTAGTACTGTTGATGGTAAGATAGCTACTGCTGAGGCTAATATGACGGCTCAAGTGAATACAGCTAAGGATGAAATGGAAGCTCAAGTAAACCAAGGTAAAGCTGATATGGAAGCTATGGTTGCTGAGGTTGAGGGTGAGTTAGAAAGTAAAGCTAACATGGATGATTTTATAGCATTAGGCGGGGTCTACGGTACAGTGGATGATGAAACAGCTTATAACAACGGTCTTATACTTCAACAACTTATAGACACAAAGAACTGTATAGTATTAGATTATATGAACTACGCCAAATACACACTACAAACATTGAATATGAGTTTGTATATAAATGATTGGACTGTTATAAAAAACGTAAGATTATCGAATCGCTATACCGAACAAAGAGAATTCTCAATTGGGACGAATGGTAAATCAGTAAGAAACTATAAATTTGAAAATGTAGTGATAGGTAACGCTAGTAAAGATTTATGCCTCATAGGACTTAAATTGGGTGATGGAGCGTCTTTATACGGTTCATACGGAAACTTTGATAATATAGAATTTAACACTTACGTTCACCCGATAGTTTTATTCACTTGGAATACACTAATAGGTAGAATTAAGTTTTATGAATGTGACTATGTAGGAGTTTTTACAGGTACAAGTATAAACATTAAGTCATTATATGCTATAGGTGCAAAATACGGTATATATTTAGGTGAAGTACCAGCAGATATTAATCCTGAACCTACGAATAATTATTTAGATTATAGTAAAATAGAAATTTTATCTATGGATAAAGCTGAAGATAAATTAGTCACAGTTGCTAATTTAAACGCGTTAACTATTGATATTATAGCGTCAGAAACATCTGGAGTAACTAAAGATATAATTCATATCAATGGATTTTGCGATAAACCCGCTTTCGTTATAAATAGATTATTCATCACCGGTGATATTACAGGTAGTGTGGTAGTAAATAATTTCGTTGGCTCAATTCCTTCTATAAGAATAAATCATGTCGAAAGTTATTATTTAATGGATAAAATTATCGATACTACTAGTAACCCCGTATATGTATTTACGGATTATAGTGATTCTTATAGTAGACCTTTACCGACTTATAGTACAGCGATAAATAATGTTAAAGCAGACCAAATCGCCGATTATAGTACACCTTTTGGGGGAAATATATTATCGTATGCTGGAACGGTTAATCCTAGACGAACATTCAATACGGTGGGTAATTATGTCGGCACTTTAAATAAAACAGAAGCGCTAGAAATACGACTATCGACTTCATATGTGGCAATTGGTGCGACGGATAACACAAACCGTCTAACTAACACATTTATCAAAATGGACGTTACATCATATGCTCCTTATCAAACATCCACAGCTGTCGGTATGGGTACGCTTTATATTAGATTTGTGATCGATGCGTATAATGTAAACCAAGAATATACACCGGTCGTGGTAGGGGTAAATGGATGTGAAACTTTATTCAACGTAAGTATTGATAGTAGCGGAGATCAACCTAAACTGATAATAACTCCAAGTACGATGAATTTCACATCAACTACCACTATAAATTACCTATACAACATGACCGTTATTACTGGACGTACGCAGTCTGTAAGATTAGTAAGTACAGCTGAATAATACGCGAATTTTACAAGGCCTTTAATGAAGAGAGGAAGAAACTTAGATCGAAAAATGTTCAATGAACATCAGAGCTTACGGGCCGGTAGACTAGATGCACTTCCTCTTCTTTTTATTTTTATTAAAGGGGTTGGTCTTGTGAAGTTCAGAAAATATGCAAGTACGAAAGTAATAGCTATACTAATGTCAGCACTATTAGTAATAGGAAGTTTCTTTACACAACAGCATAAGATAAATGAATTACAAAAAGAACTGTACATTCAAGAGAACATGACAGACCAAAGATACAACTACACAGAGACACAGATTGATATTTCAACATTAAAAGAACGAATGAATAAAGAGTGTAACTTTAAAGTACTAGATGGAACTATAAACATAAAGCATACGTATGTATACCAAAGAGACAGTGTGTTAGGACTTAAGAGTAAATACAAACTTGTTGGGACAGCAGACTTCTATTATGCACTAACAGTCAACCTAGTTAACGCAGAGATAACTAAAGCTACTAAAAACAAAATAACAATAGAAGTACCTAGAGCTACAATAGACACTAAAGCTTGTCATAGAGTTGCTAATACGTTTGTAAGAATGGACGACGAATGCGACGATAACATCCTAGCAAACAAAACAGACACAGAGAAAGCAACAAGACAATGGGAAGATACTTTTGATACGAAAGGATTACAATACGTTCAAGAGTATTTCAATTATGCAGATGTACAATACAGAGCAGAGCAAGCTACAGTTCACCAGATAAAAGCATTACTAGAGGAACTTGGATATTCTCAAAGTTTAGAAGTAATAGTTAAATAAGGGGTGAGTTTATGTACGTTTGTGATTATGGTTATAGTTCTGATATTTATCAAGAGGAGTTAAATAAAATATTAGAAGGGGATGCTGATATGGCGACAACTAAATATGGTTTTACAAAAATGACAGTAAATGAATTCAAATCTTGGATTAAGCAACAAGGTAACTACAAATACACAGGTATACAAATACACCATACCTGGAAGCCTGACTACAGTAATTTCTACAAAGCTGATGGGTCACATGAAGACGAATTAGTACGTCAAAATAATACTAAGAATTACCACGTTAAGACAAACGGTTGGGCGGATATTGCTCAACACTTTACTATATTTCCAAACGGTGTAATAGTAACAGGAAGAAAACTATCAAACACAACTCCTGTTGGAATTAAGGGTTGGAATGCAAATAAAATATGTATTGAGATATACGGTAACTTTGATGTCGGCTGCGATAAAATGTCAGAAGAACAAAAACAAGCAGTAATTGCTGTATACGGAGAGCTATGTAAGAAATTTAATATAACACCTTCAACTAGCACATTAAGATGTCATGCTTGGTTCACAGCAGGCGGAACATATCTAGGAGATTACAACAAATCAAAATCAGCTAAGACTTGTCCTGGTACAAACTTTATGGGATTCGGTAATAGCAAAGCGGCAATTCAAAATAATTTCATACCATTAGTTAAGAATTATATTAACGGAGTAGAATCCAAACCTGTTGTGTCAATACCTATTAGCGGAGAATTTAAAGTAAGAGTTACAGCAGACGAATTAAATTATAGAGAACAACCTAATGCTAGTGCTAAATGTAACGGACAAGTATATAAAGGTCAAGTATACACAATAACTGAAACTCAAAATGGATGGGGACACTTAAAGAGCGGAGCAGGTTGGATAAACTTAAAATACACAGAAATACTTGAGGTTGTTTCAGACGGAACATATAAAGTAAGAGTCACTGCAGACTCTCTTAATATTAGAAAGGGACCTGGAGCTTCATATGCTAAAGTGGGAGCAGTTAGTAAAGGAGAAGTATTCACGATAGTTAAAACCGAAAATAACTGGGGGTATCTAAAATCAGGAGCAGGTTGGATAAGCTTAGCATACACAGAGAAAATAAAATAATATAAAAAATAAGGGTGGATTGAAATGTCTAATGAAAAGGGGAAATACGACGCATCTCAGAAGGTATATGAAAAAGAAGAATTCATTATACTAAAGGTAAATAGTGGAAAGAAAGTAGGATATATAGCATATAATACTAAAAAAGAATGGGAGAACGGTCATACCCACTTGGATAGTTTTGATATGGCTAAGACGGTCATTTCTAATGTCATCAAACATAAGAAACCAAAGACTAAAAATTTATATTTGATACGCTCTCATGCAAGATTAAGCGACGACCCTGCATATGTCAGATATATTGAGGAGTTGATAACAGCAAAAAAGTCCAAGCAGAAACAAGAATACCGCAATAGGACTTTCTAGTTATTGGAAGGGTTTGGTATGATATTTCTACCACCAGCCCTTTTATTTTCCCAGAAAAAATACTGACAGAAAACTGACATGAATTGATATTTCACTTTCATTTCGACAAATCTACTAGGTAACTTACAAAAACCACAAAAGTATATATTTTATGCCATTAAAAATAAAGGAGAGATTGTTATGGAATTTATTGCCAGTTTTATATTTGGATTTATGCTATGTTGGTGTTTCATTAAGGTACGTATGAAGAATGGAAATTTTCAGATAAATGACAGCGACCCTAATAAAGATGTCTACACGTTAATGATAGACGATTTTGACAAAATACACAAGCGAAAATATTTATTGTTACGTATTACGCGAAGATAACACGCCCTATTATGAAAGAAAATTTATATTTAAAGGAGATTGAAACATGAAAAAAGATAATAGAGAGTTATTAGAAAGTTTAATACAAAATAGACTTGAGGAAGCATTAAAGAGCAATGATGAAAATTCTAAAGCTTTTGAAGAGGCTATGAAGGCAATAGATAGACAACTTG